CGTGGAAATACTATTAAGGAAAGAATTTTAAAAATTGATAATATTAAAGGAATTAAAGTTATCGATTCTTTAGCTGCAAATAATGTGTTATTGGTACAGATGACTTCTGATGTTGTGAGGTTGGTAAAAGGCATGGGAATACAGAATGTTGAATGGAGTACACAAGGTAAATTCATTAACAAATATAAAGTAATGACTATCCAAGTGCCTCAGATTCGTGCAGACCAAGATGGAAATTGCGGAATTGTTCACTTATCTTAAAAGGGAAAAGGAGCATAATATGTTAAACAAAAGAGCGGTAAATAAGGAATTTACAGTGTTTTGGTAAATTCCTTACAGCTCCTTAACATATTTAAATTTTATTTAATCACAATAAAAAATTAAAAAATTATGGAACGTACAACAAAACACAAAGAAAAAAGATATTATCAAAAAATTGGCAAAGGTTCATTTAGAACTAAGACAGGTAGAATCATAAAACCAAATGAAAAATTTTATGAATTTCCTGAAAATATTTCAGATTCATTTAAAGATTTGCTTATTTCACTTGATGGAGATATTGATATACAAATTGAAAATCAAAAAGATATTGATTCTCAAAAAATATATTCAGTTGAAAAGAAAGGGGGCGGTTATTATAATGTGGTAAATTCAGAAGGCAAAGTTCAAAATGAAAAAGGTTTAAAACACGATGATGCTGAAGAATTGGCAAAAGTATTAAATTCATAAATAATGGGATGGAAAATACCTAAAATGTGGCATGAAGGAACTTGTTTTATTTTTGGAGGAGGTAATTCTATTATGGAACAATTTAATGTTCCTAAAGAAATTATTGAAAAAATCTTAAATAAAGAAATATCAGTAAATGAACTTTCTCCATATTTCGCTTACCTTCATGATAAGCATGTAATTGGAATTAACAAAGCTTATAAAATTGGCAAATGGTTTGACATTATATATTTCGGAGATAGTAGTTTTTATCTTCTCAACAAGAAAGGTTTAGCTGATTATCCGAATTTAGTAATTTCATGTGCCAATAATTTTCAACATGGAAGACTTGGAATTAAAAAAGTTGATAGGGACACTTCTAAAACTTTTGGTATTTCAAAAAAGAATGGAAAAGTAAGTTGGAATAATAACAGCGGTTCGGCGGCAATTTCTTTAGCGTGTCATTTAGGAGTTAAGAAAATAGTTCTTTTAGGTTTTGATATGAATACAGAAAATCCTGAACAGAGTAGCCATTGGCACAGAATGTATGGAGTTCAAAAATCAGATGAGAAATTAAAAAGAACTTTCAAAAGACATTTAAAAGGATTTAAACAAATTGCCATTGATGCGAAGGAAATGGGAGTTGAAATTATCAATTTAAATCCAAATTCAGCTATTAACGAATTTCCTAAAATGAGTTTACAGGAATATAAAAAACAAAATAACGAATTAGTAAATCATAATTATGTTACATGTGTTTTGAAAAGCGGGGGAGATTTTACAAATGAATACGTTTATAATTTAAGAGAAATGGTAATAAAAAATACCACTATCCCTTATAAATTTAGATGTTTTACAGATGTGAAAGATTTAACTATTCCAAAAGATGAGATTATTCCTTTAAAACAAAATTGGAAAGGCTGGTGGAGTAAAATTGAGGTGTTTAGAAATGATGTGTTTTCACACTATAAAAGAGTTATAAATTTTGATTTAGACACTGTAATCACTTCAAACATTGATAAATTATTTTACAGCAACGGTTCTTTTTATATGTTACGCGGATTTATGAAAGGTAATCCAAATGCAAGCGGAATCATGATTTTTAATGAGGATATGAATTGGATTTATGATTATGTGGGGGAACATCCTGAGATAATGCAAAAAGGAAATATTTTAGCAAGTCATCAAAAGTTTGTATCTGATATTTATTTATCAAAAACTGCAAAAAGGATTGAACATTTACAGGATTTAATCAACGTCAATTCTTACAAATGGGGAGTTTTAAAAGGAGAAAATCCTGAACCAATTGTGTGTTTTCACGGAAAACCAAGACCTCATCAAGTAAAAGGGGAATTAAAAAAAATATGGGATGGAAGGTAAAAATGGAATATTGATAACAGGTGCGGCAAGAAGTGGAACAAGTCTTGTAGCAGGAGCTATAAATTTGTGTGGAGCTTTTGGTGGCAAAATGTACAAAGGTAATTCTAATAATAAAAAAGGAATGTTTGAAAATGCAAGGATTATCCAAACAATGGTAAAACCGTATTTAAAAAATATAGGTGCTGACCCTTTATGCCAATACCCTTTGCCTACTACTTATCAAATCCCGAAAGTTTGGAATATAACAATTGAAATGATATTGAAATCCGAAGGTTATGAAAAAGGTTCTTGGATGTTTAAGGACGCTAAAATTGCAATGTTGTGGAGAATTTGGAATTTTCATTTTCCTGATATTAAATGGGTTATCGTAAGACGAAAGAAAAGTGATATTATAGAATCTTGTATGAAAACAGGATTTATGAGAGCTTTTGCAAATAAAACAATTCAGAAAAAAGTAAATGCTAAAAATGAATACGAAGGATGGAAATGGTGGGTTGAACAACATGAAGCTAAATTTAAACAAATAAAAGAAACAATTTCTAAGAATAATTGGTTTGAAATCTATCCTGAAAAAATGGTTACAGGAGACTATACAGAGATAATGAATTTAATTGAATGGTTGGGGTTAGAATGGAATAGCGATGTTTTACAATTTATTGACCCTTTACTTTGGAAATCAAGACATAAAGGAGGTTTAAAATGACAGTAAGAACAAACGCAACTGATGTAAAGGCTATTTTAGATAATTCACAATTGACTTCTACACAAATAGATGGATTTATAACAACTGCTAATTTATTTGTTACCGAAATTTTAGGGGGTAATACTGTTTTAAGCAGTGATATGATGGCAGAAATTGAAAAGTATATAACAGCTCATTTTATTTCTGTAACGATTGAGAGAACAGGAAAACAGGAGAAAGTAGGGGAAGCACAAATAACATACAATGGACAATGGGATAAAGGATTACAAAGTACGTCGTATGGGCAAATTGCTTTAAATCTTGATGTAACAGGGGCTTTAGCAAATTCAGGTAAAAAAGCAATTTCTTTCACAGCAATAACAAGTTTTGACTAATGAAAAGTTTCTTAAATAGAATAACAAGACAAACCGCTGTGTACTGGGGTAATCCGAAATCTGATGGATTTGGGGGATTAGTTTATGATGATGGAATTGAAATTAAATGTCGTTGGGAAGATGTGCATGAAATTGTTAAAAATGCAAATGCAAAAACAGCTAAGGAAGTAATTGCAAAAGGGAAAATTATAACAATTCAAGATGTTAAAGAAGAAGGTTATTTGTATTTAGGAAATTTATCAGATTTAGACTCAGACCCTGCTCCAAAAAATACAGAAGAAAGTCATCAAATTATCAATGTAAAAAAAATTCCAATTGTTAATAAAACAAATGAATTTATCAGGGAGGTATTAGTACAATGAAAAATTTTAATGTCAGTGGGTATAAAAAAGGAGATGGGATTAAAGGTATTCAGCAAGTCATGGATAATATCGGGAAAGAATATATTAAAATTAAATCTAAAAGTATTGATGCATTAACAACATGTGCTGAAATTATACATCATGACGTGGAACATATTCCACCGATTACTCCTGCGGATACAGGAAATTTAAGGGCTTCTTTTTATGCAACTACAATAAAAACAACATCAAAACAAATAAAAAGTTTTACAGGAGATGAAGCAGGTAAAAGGAAAAGTGAAAGAAATACTGACATTGCATGTGCAAAAGCAATTGTAAGTAAATCAAAAGACCCTATTTTAATTTTGGGTTTCAGTGCAAATTACGCTCTAAAAGTTCATGAGAATTATGGATTGAATTTTAAACGTCCAAATTCAGGAGCTGGATTTTTAGTTTCTTCATTGAAAAATAATGAAAATAGATTAATTCAAATATTACAACAACAAATAAAAGTATGAATAGTAGTGCATTTGATATAAAGGATTGGTTAGCTGATGAGAGTAGTTTATCACTTACATTTGCAACAGATTTATTTATCGGGAGAGAGCCTTCAAATCCTGATAATTGTGTTACTATTTTTGACACAACTTCCATTCCTGCTGACCTTTCAATGGATTTAAATACAGACCCTTACATTAAAAATTCATGTCAAATAAGAATTAGAAATAATGATTATATAGTTGCACATGAAACAGCAACTGAAATATTTGAGTTATTGCACAATAAAGGAAATGAAAACCAAAACGGTACAAAATATACAGTCATACAGTGTTCTTACCCTACTGTTTTAGACTGGGATGATAATGAACGGGTAAGAGTAATAATAAATGTAGAAATACAGAAACGAAAACAATAAGGAGGAATATTATGACAAATGCAGTAAGCGGAATAGGAACAGTATTTAACAGGTGGAGCGGAACAGCTTTTGTAAAGTTAGCTGAAATAACTTCAATCACAGGGCCAGGGATGAGTCGAGAAACTATTGATGTAACAAGTTTTGACAGCACAGGGGGTTATCGTGAATTTATTGGCAGTTTAAGAGATGCAGGGACATTGGAATTATCAATGATTTTTTCAAGAGATACCTACGAATTATTAAAAGCAGATTTTGAAGCAGAATCAACAGGAAACTATCAGATTAAATTACCTGATGATGAGGAAACTAATTTTGATATTGAAGGATTGGTTACAGACCTTCCATTAACAGTATCAATGGATGACAAAATTACTTGTGATGTTACAATAAAAATTACAGGTAGTGTAGATGTAACATCTGGAGGACTTAGTACAGTAACATAGAAAAGTTATTGGTTTATATTTTTATTTAATCACAATAAAAAATAATTAAAAATGATAGAATATTTAAATTATGAAGGAAAAAAGTTACCTGTAAAAATAGGTTACTATGCTTTGAAAATGTTAAAGGCTGAATTAGGAAAAGAGATGTCTGATATTGGGGATGACGATTTTACAGCTTATGAAATTTTACTTTTTTACGGATTAGAAATGGGTTGCAGAAAAACACATACTAAATTTACATGGAAAAAAACAGATATGGAAATGCTAATGGAAGAGGTTTTTTATCAATTCCTTGATTTGTTACCAAAATTCTTTCCTGAGTTTGATGTAAAAAAGTTTCAAGCGGTGATGGAAGAAGTGAAAAAATAGGACTGATTGAATTATCTTCCATTTATGTTGCAAGAACAGGAAACACTTTAAATGAATTTTATGAGAGTTCGCCGCTTGAAGTACATTATATTTTCAAAGATATTGTTAAGCAAAAAGAGACTGATTTTAAGGAATACATGGAAGGAGTTAGATTTGCAATTTTACATCAATGGGGAATGCAAGGTAAGACTTTAAAAGAAGGAAAAAGATTAGATAATTCATTGGTACCGTTACCGTGGGATGCACCTATTGAGCAGAAAAGACAATCAGTTAATGATATGAAATCAGTTCTTATGGGAATTGCAAATTCTTACAATAAAAAGAAAAGTAAAAAGGGAAAAAGAAAATGAGCAATTTTAAAAAGTTTGCATGATTAGGTTTATTAAAAATAGCTGTTTAAACTGTTTAAACGTACATTTTATTTGTCAAAAACGTAGAAATTATGGTATTTTATAACTAATTGATTTACAATGACATTAAACAGCCTTAGAATCGATTATTTTAAAAGGACTAATACAATTATATATACATTTAATTCTAAGCAGTTTTAAAAAGTTTAAGTAATTTTAAAAAAAGGGGAAAAAGAAAATGAGTGCATACGTTGGAAAGTTAATAGCAAGTTTGGGATTGGATACAAAAACCTTTACCAGTTCTTTGGCTCGTGCGGAATCTAAAATGAAAATAGCTTCCGATAAAATGTCAAATAATATGGAAAAAGTTTCTACTTCCATGATAAATGCTGGTAGTATGATGACAAAGACAGGAAAGAAAATGAATATGGCTTTGACATTACCCATTCTTGGATTAGGCGCGGCGGCATTTAAAATGCAAAAAGACTTTGAACATGCAATGCACAAAATTACAGGTTTGGTTGGAGTTGCTAAACAGCAAGTTGAAGTTTGGGGGGAATCAATTAAGGACATGGCGGTTTCTTTGGGAAAAGCTCCAAAAGAACTCGCCGAAGCCTTATTCTTTGTAACTTCCGCAGGTATAAAAGGAGCGGAAGCAATGGAAGTATTAGAAATGTCAGCAAAAGCATCAGCATCAGGATTAGGAGAAACTAAAATTGTGGCTGACCTTGTTACAAGTGCAATGAATGCTTATGGAAGTGAAACTTTAAATGCTAAAAAAGCAACTGATATACTAATAACAGCGGTAAAAGAAGGAAAAGCGGAAGCTCCTGAATTAGCGGAAAGTATGGGAATGGTCTTACCCATTGCCTCAGAAATGGGGGTTACATTTGACCAAGTGGGTGCTGCCATAGCGGCTATGACAAGAACAGGTACAAATGCCTCAACAGCTTCAATGCAATTAAGACAGATATTAGCTTCAATGTTAAAACCTTCACAGCAATCAGCGGAAGCAATGAAACAAATGGGAACAAGTGCTGGAGAAATGCGGAAAATGATTGAAGAAAAAGGTTTATTTAAATCATTAAAAAAATTAAAAGATTTACAAGTTGAATATGGAGATGATATGATGGCAAAAGTATTTCCAAATATTAGAGCTTTATCTGGAGTTTTAGATATTATGGGTAAAAATGCAAAAGATAATGAAGCTATTTTTAAATCACTTACTATTTCAACAGGTGCATTAGATAGAGCTTTTGAAAGTGCTTCCGATACAGCGGAGTTTCAATGGAATCAAACAATAGTGGCAGGAAAAACAGCATTAGTAGAATTTGGAGGGGAGATTAAAAATGGGGTTTTACCTATCTTAAAATCTATTACTGAAAAATTACAAAATGGAACTAAATGGTTTAAGAATTTAAGTGATAGTGAAAAACAAGCAAAAATAAAATCCTTAGCTTTATTAGCGGCTTTAGGCCCTATCACAACAGGATTAGGATTCATGGTTGGTGGAATTGGGAAAGCTATTAAAGCATTCAAGGCTTTACGAATATCAATGTTATCAAATCCATACACAGCAATTGCAATGGGCATTGGTATTGTCATAACTGCTTTAGTATTATTAAGGAAAAAAAGTAAAGACGCCAAAACTGAAATAGATTCGTTTACAAAAATAAGTGATAATTTAAATTCAAGTATTGCTACACAAACCTCAGAAATGAATCTTTTATTTGAACAATTAAAAAAAACAAATAAAGGAAGTGTAATAAGAAAAGAAATACTTAAAGAAATCAATGATAAATATGCTGATTATCTTCCAAATCAATTAGCTGATATTTCCAATTTACAGGATATTGAAAAAGCTCAAAGTGCTGTAAATTCAGCTATGATTTCACAAATAGCTTTACAAATTAAAAAAGAAGAATTAACGAAATTAACCTCAAAACATATACAAACCGAAAGAGAAAAAATAAAGGAACTTGCCGATGAATATGGTGTGAGTTTTGGAATAATGCAAAGCACTTATGCTGAATATGCAAAAGCATGGGGTAATTTTGACCCTATAAAATCACAAGGAGTTTATCCTATTGTTGAAGGTTTAGAAGAGCTTAATAATATTTCTGGAAAAGGTACATCAGGATTACAAAATCTAAAAACATCTTTTGCTCTATTAAGTACAACAGCAGGAATTTATAAAAAAGAAATGCAACAGTTGAATAAAGAATTTGATAATTATATAATTCCTTTTGATTTTACAAAAAATATAAATGGTAATAATGAGGGAGGGAATAGTAATGAAGATGGAGGAGGCAATGGAAATGATAATGAATCAGGTAGTAAAATAAAAAAACCTTTCTTTGCAATAATGAATGAACCTGCAATGTTGAAAGCTTGGAAAAAAGAACAAGCTATCAGACAAACACGATTGGAATTTATAAGAAATTCACATAAAACAGAATTAAATTTATTAGAAGAACAGCAAAAAGTTGATATAAATTTATTTA